GGGAAGGAGATGGCGAAGGCTGCGAAGGATAGGTTCGGGAAAGTTCCGGAGTTTCTTAGCAGGTTTTCGTCATCCCAGTCTTCTTATGAGGCCTTTCCGTTCGAGATGTCAAGGACTTCCTCATATCACGGAATCGTGGATCAGAATCACCCGGAGGGTCCGTTCCCAGGGTGGTCGTCCATCGACAAGCGATACATTGGGAAAGAGCACCACGAGTCTATAGTGGCTGCTGCGAAGTCCTTTCTCAAAGAGGAGTGGTTCAAGAATGGTTGGGATGGAGGGTCGTCTGATGCCCCCGTTCGTGCCGCTCTAGACCTTGCAATCGCCGTCGCGGATGGATCGTCCTATCAGTCCAAGATCGATTCCCCGACCTACGACATGCTACTCAATGATCTCACTGGCCAGGGCCAGGATCTCTTTTCAGAAACCCCGCTGCGAATCATGAAGAGGAGCTTTGTGCAAATGAACAAGGAAGCCGTCCAAAACATCTTGAAGATCGCTGGCGAGCTTCGTTCGTCTCGACCGCGTGTCGCCCTTTCCATCGTCAAGAACCTCAGGGCAATGGTCGCGCAGGATCAAGAGCAGCAAAAACAGATGGACGAGGGTCATCTACCCCGAGATCGGAACACGGCTCAGCAGCAGCAGGGCCAGCAGGAGATCCAGGGTCAGCAGGAGATCCAGGGCCAGCAGGAGATCCAGGGCGGGGAGGCCTTCAAGGTCGACGACAAGAAGATCGGAGAGATGGAGGCGTCTGAGAAGAAGAAGCTTGCTGATGAACTCAGCAAGGGGATCGATGAACTTCTCAAGGCTACTGACATCTCGGACTTCCTGGACGGTCTCAAGGAGATGGAAGGGCTCACGAAGAAGGTCGGCTCGTATCGCCGCGGAGGTCGCACCGCCGCCTCGAGTTTCGCCGACATTCAGAAGCTCATGAAGGAGATCGGGGAACTCCCGAAGGACGACATGAAGGCTCTCATCGATCTGGTGACCAAGCCTCTCAAGGAGACCCAGAAAGCCATCAACGACGCTGGAGAAGGTTTCAGCGCGGAGGACGCGAAGGCTTTCTCCGAAGGTCTCGATGCTGCGTTCACTGCCCTCGAGAAGGGTGCCGAGAAGGTCAAGACCGGTTCGGTTCGCGTGAGCCTTGCGACCCTCGTCAGGCTTGCCCACGAAAATCCCGGAACCCGCATGGTCCTTCTTCCGATTATCGCCGCGAAGAAGAAGGGTGAAGCGAAGAAGAAGGGTAAGAAGACTTCTCAGAAGAAGGTCGATGAGAAGAAGGGCGGCAAGAAGAACTTGGCTCCTCCCTTCAAGAAAGGTCAGAAGCCTGCGAAGAAGCCCATGAAGAAGAAGGCTTCGGTCCAGATCCTCCCCACTGACGCCAACTGGTGATCGTTCGCGATCCTACGGCTTTCATACGACTTTCCAGAATCCCGGAGACAAAAAATGCCCATCCCTAAGCAAATCGCCAATAAGGTCCTGACCAACCTCGACGTCGCCGCCACGAAGCTCGAATCGCTCGTCAAGAGTGGTAAGGCTGACCCGAAGCTCGCGTCGGTCATTCGTGAGATCGATTCGTTCGCAGATCGGTTTCAGGTCGCTGCTTTCGGCGAGGAAAGCCTTCGCAGCCATCAAGCGAAGGTTCTCAAGCGCGATTCCGATGAGCCGTACATGGACACGTTCGATAACGTGAACGCGCCACTCAAGACGGACGCCGACGAGCCGTACATGCACAAGACGCCCGCCTCCTTCAACGCGAAGGCAATCGACAATTTCGACGCTGATCGGTCCTCGACCGTGTCCGAACGCGACGAGTATGCCGTTCGTGATCTCAGCGAGTGGTCGGACGGCACTCAGAAGCAGCCTTCGTGGGCTCGCGGTTCTGCCGGAAAGAGCACCCGTCAGGGATCGACGCAGACCGCTTCTGGCGACAAGACCTGGTCGGACTGAGTCCCCCATGCACCGAACCGCCTTCGTAGACGACCAGCTCTACTCGAGGGAGTTCAGGTCTGGTGACCTCGTCCGCAAGGCGGGGATGCACGAGATTACGTTCTCCCCGTACGTTGGGAGAGTCCTATATTCAGACAACGACACAGGGACAGTATCCGTCCAGTGGCCATGGGGCGTTGAATCTGAAGCTGCCACCATGCTCACGAAGGATATGTCTGAAGAATACGGTGCCCCAACCGGATTCGATCAGAGTTATTCTACGTGGGAATCATCTCGTTGGACCTCGTCACCTGCGATCGAGAAGGCCGACGCGAAGTGGAGGTCTTCTCTTGCCTCCGATTTCGAAAAAGCTACCCTGCCAGTATGGAGGGCTGCATGCTTTGAATGGCATCGTGAGACTCCGGAAATGGATGCCCTGTCGCGCATTGCCGCTGATATGGCAGACGAGTTCGGCTTTGACGTCGTTCGGCGAACTGTCGCGAATCTGTATGGGCTCGGTGCGCGGCTCGCCATATACTGGAAAGACTCGAAGCGTCGATATAGAGTCACCCAGTCGGAGAAGACTTCCGGGAAGTTGTCTTGTCCACGGTGTCGCTCTTCTCTCAAGCCTCGTGTCTACAGTCACGGGAGACGCGTTCTTCAGTGCAATGATTGCGGATTTAGTATATCACCGAAAGACCTACGATGACTGCCTACGAAAATCTGATTCGAATCGCGAACGAGCTGTCCGAGTCTGACCCGCTTCTCGGTCATGAGCTCGAGGAGTCTGTTCGTACGGCGATCATCAACCCGGGTGTCGAGACTTTCTCGAAGCACGTCGAACGGGCGGTAGCTACGCTAAAGAGTCTGAAGTCCACCATCGAAGAGACGATGAAGGAGTTCGGGGACGTTGACGCCGAGAATATGGCGGACTTCGCATCCACGTTCGATGATGCCGCAGCCGCTGAAATCGAGGCTTTGAGGACTGTCATGGAGCGTGTCCAGGCTTCTAGGTCCGCCTCCTCCAGAGAGGCTGGTCCGAAGGATTGGCTTAAAGGTCTTTTCAAGAAGAAGGACAAGAAGCCCGAGACTACGTGGGAGGACTCGGAGATGCAGCCGTCCTATCGCATGGACGACGCCGACATCGATGACTGGATCGGCGGAAAGAAGGATTGGGATTCATCGAAGTCCATCAGCGAAGAAGCTGGTGAGAAAGATAAGTTCTTCGGCGGCGTGTCGGATATCGTGAAGATGTTCGATAAGCTCGTAAAGGCACCATCCAAGGGTGCGATCGACACAATGCTCAAGGCCATCAATGGCCTTCTTGATCTCGGAAAGAAGCTCATTGGAGCTCCTGAGGCGAAGCCGAAGCCCGCTGGTCCGCCGAAGCCGGGCGACCGTCCGAAGTCTCAAGCGAAGCCCGAAGAGATCAAGACTCCGAAGTTCGATGAGGTGGTGTCCCACTACGTGGATATGCTTCAGGAGAATGCCGGCGATCCCATCAAGATGAAGAAGTACCTGAAGGAGCTATTCACTAAGGTGAAGGCTGACGTGGAGGATGAGAAGGTAAGCTTCGCGTCTAAACGCCGCGCAGCAGTTCGCCTTGCCACGTTCGTCCGCGGAAATCCTTCATTCAAGGGTTCTCTGCTTCCGATGATCGTGCGCCTCAATACGCCCTGACTAGGATTCACTGACGATCCCCATCGTCTATGTTGAGGTCTCCGCACTTTAGCTTCCTTTTGAAGTCTTTACGGAGATGGCATTCAGGCGAACCGCGAAGGCGATCATGTCTCGTCAGAACGTTCCGTTCGACGAGTGGATGGAAGTCCTCCGTACTCAAGGCGATGGCGTCGTACCGAAGGATTATATCCACAGGACTGCCAAGACTGTCCTGCGTCGCTGCGATCCGAATCAGTATCTCCTATCTCATGCCACGATAGTCGCATCAGTCGATACGTACGCTCCGAATGGTGTGAAAACGGGTCGCGTGATGAACCGTGGGGTTCAAATCGAGGTTCGGTGGCCCGACTACAGAATCAAGCCTGAATGTCAGGCCATCGTCAACAACAATGGCGACGCATGGGAGCGTTCTCTCCTCCTGTCGACGTATCGGACATTCATCGGTGCTCACAACTATCTGGAACACATCCAGATCCCGGAGTTGTCGAAGGGCTTCATTGTTGACGCCGTTGCTCGAGACCTCGGGAGCACGTGCTATATCGACATCCTCGTAGCCACCGACAAGAAGCACAACCAACTTGTGTCCGATATACTTTCCGGGGAAATCACCGGACTGTCGATGGGCTGTGTCAGCCTTTTCACTATATGTACGAAGTGCGGAAATATCGCCGCTGACGATTCACAGACTTGTCCTTGCATTCAGTATGAAGGTAAGCATACTGAATATGTCGACGAAGACGGAACGAAACATAAGATCTCGGAATTGATAGGGCACGTCAGCATTCCGAATAGCAATCAGTTCATCGAATCTAGTTGGGTGAAGAACCCGGCTTTCGTCGGAGCTGTTCGCAGGAATTTTCTGAATGGGGACTCTCAGGTCGCGTCCCAGCTTGAGAAGGCACTCGCCAGCAATAAGTCGAGGAACCTCATACAAGTTCCTGACGGAGTGAAGAAGGCTGCGAGCATCAGAATCGCGGATCAAGGTCAAGATCAAGGAGATCTTGGCGACATCGATCAGCTTGACGACGCCGCTGGTGGGGGTCAGGATCAGGGCGGGGATCAGGATCAGAGCGGGGATCAGGGACAGGCCGGAGATCAGGATCAGAGCGGAGACTCGAAGCCTGGTGAGAAGCCTGGTGACTCAAAGCTCGATGAGCTTCTCGATAAAGTTCAAGAACAGATCCTCACTATCCTAACTGATAGGCTCGGTGAAAGACTCCAACCGAAGCCTGAGGATGTCGGGTTTGTGAAGGCTCCAACTGACGTATCCGGCGGAAACTCGAATCTCGTCCGTTCATCTGTTGAATTTTCGAGGCGTCTGAGAGCTTCTTTCCCGAAGAACCCGAAGCTCGTCTCTTGGGCTGAGAGCGCATGGAAGACTGTCCATATTGGTGGAGTCTCTGCGATCAAGAAATCATCCATGACATCGCGAGATCTCATAGTCCTTTCATGGATTGAAGATAGAGTTAAAGGTCGCGACTATCCGTCGCACCTTTACAATCTGGCGATGAAGATCGGTTCAATCAGCAAGTTTCCGAGTGAAAAGTCTTTCGTGGCCGCGTGCGCCATGAAGGCTGGTCGTTCGATCACTGCTGATGAAGCAAAGTTCCTTCTTTGGAAGGGCCGGATCGCCAGCTTTTCCAACGATTCCAATTGTTAAAACTCTCATGAAGTTCGACCGAATAGGAGATCAAGTCACCATGCGTCAGCGTTCCACCTGGCAGGGAAAAGGCAGTGAGACCGCTCGGCAGGCGGCGACGCAACGTCGTGCGGACGACATCTACGACATGAACGGAGAGCATCCGCAGCCGTCCCCTGTCGACTATGCGAACGGCGATCCCGACAAATGGGCAGAGACCCCTGCGTCGTATGACCGCGTCGAGGCCGAGTACGAGGCCGGACATGTCAAGCGCAATGAGATCGGACTTCCCGATTTCAACAAGAGCAACTTCGACGGCTCTGGTTCGAAGCCTTGGGGCAATGCCAAGTACGATAACCGGAATGCTTCCGACCGGAAGGTTGCCGCGGCCACCAAGATCGCTTCAGCTATCCTCGGTGGGTCGGACTCCGATGCAGTTCGCCAGGTTGCTACCGCCGTAATGGCGATGCCGGACAAGGCGATTCTCGCAACACTGAAGGCGATGAATGCATCGTCTCCGGCTTCACTCCCTCAAGGAGTCAGATTCAAGCGCGCTGTCGCCTGCACCAAGCTCGCCGCTCGGATCCTCGGATCCTCGGCGACTGAGGCCACAGTCGAGAAGCTCGCTCGTTGCCTCTTCCAGATCAACGACTCTCACCTCCGTCCTATCGTGAAGCTCGTCGCATCCGTCAAGGTTGCGCAGGAAGAGGAGCAGGAAGAGGAGCAGGAGCAGGAAGAGGAAGAGGAGCAGGAAGAGGAGCAGGAGCAGGAAGAGGGTCGGGGCGAAGATCCCCCGACTGAGCAGCATGCCCAGCAGGAGCAGGAAGAGGGTCGGGGCGAAGATCCCCCGACTGAGCAGCATGCCCAGCAGGAGCAGCAGGGCGGCGGCGACGAGTGCCTCACGGCTGAAGAAGAGGCCATGCTCGCTAACATGATCGGAGAGGGCGACGGTGACCTCGCTGAGCTGTTCCAGCCAGCACCTGCTGCACCCATGGCACCCATGGCACCTGCTGCACCTGCGGGAGCAGCTCCCGGGATCTCTTTCGACGATGATGACGCCAGCCCGGCTCATCCCTCTGTCGCATCTCTCGAAGATCTCTTCAACGACGACGCTGAAGTCAAGGCTCAGCGCGAAATCAACGCAAGCCAGCGGACCGGATACGATGTCCGCACTGCGTCCACTGCACCCAAGGGTGCCAAGAAGCTCGGTGCCGTTCAGGCATCCAAGAAGGCCACCATCGACACTCAGCTCGAGTCGATCTGGGATCGGCCCTGAAAACGCACGAGGAGAGATGCCTACCGAAAGGAGGCGTCTCTCCTCAAGAGACACAGAAGAGACATAGACAGGTACAGACACTCATAGGATCGAAGGAAGGCCTGGAAACTGGAATCAAGAATGGACGGGATCGCGGCACAGCCGGACTGAACCCACGTTCTCAGACTAAAGCGACCTGAGCTAACTGAACGATCTGAAAGAGACTGGAGATATTATGGGAACCATCGGCGGTCAGGCAAATGGCGATTTTCGCCTCAGCAGCAGCGCCCTGCGTATCCTTTACTCGCTGATCAAGGACTCGATCCCCAGTCTCGCGAGTGACGGTTTCACGCAGGCAAACCCGAGCCTTGTCACAACGGCTCCAAACAGGTCAACGACTCTTCCTTCGACCGTCAAGCGTGGCGTTCTGGGCGGATCGGTCGCCTTCCTCAGGCCGGACGTCGGCTCGAATGTCGTCGGAGGTGCCGCACAGGTAACCCCCGGTGTCTACGTTCCGAAGACGCGTCCGCTCGGCCTCTTCATCAACGATGCGATCGGCAACGCATACGAGAACACCCCCGGCGTGGCATCGGGCAAGGGCCCGTTCCTTCGTGGCGGCTCGTGTGGCGTCAAGATCTACGAGACCCAGATCCAGATCGGTGCCTCTACGGCGCTCATCTACTCGGTCGGAGATCGCCTCTACGCTTCGGTGAACGGCCTCCTGACGAACCGGTGGCAGGATTCGTACGAGGCACAGTGGATCACCGCGACGAGCGTCGGCGGTGCTACCTCGAGCGGTGCGGCCGCCGAGTACGACATCACCTGCATGGGTGTCGTCCTTTCTCCGTCAGACTCCAACTCCACGGAGATGTTCCTCGAGCTCTCTTTCTGAGCCGCCGGAACGGGAAAGGATCACGAAAATGTCATATGGAGTTCAAGTCGTCGACAACGCCGTCAAGGAGCAGTTGGTCGACAAGTTCATCGCAACAAGCCAGGGACGCCGGCACCTCGCGGCTTCCATGATCCAGCCCCTGCGTGACCGCAGGGACTACTCCTCCGTCGGCCGCAAGACCTTCCTGGTCGAGCAGCTTCCGGACGGAGCCACCCCGGTCTACGACAAGGACCCGGACGTCGTCGCCTACGTGATCGGTGAGGAGGGTGAGTCGATCACCGCCGTGTCCAAGCCGCGTCGCGTGATTTTCCCACTCTTCGAGATCGCGGCCCTCCCCAAGGCCCCGCTCACGCAGATCAAGGAGCGCCGGTACGACCTGCTGAAGCGTATGCAGGATCTCGGCAAGGCGCAGATCCAGGCTGCAGAAGACGACCGTGTCTTCAGCATCATGGACGCAATCGCGGTGAACGGCTTCGACTCGCTTCCGGGCGGGACGAACCCCGACATCCCCGTGGTAGCGCCCATCTCGCCGGCGATCCTCGCCGACGCGTTCGCCGAGATCGAGCGCCACGACCTTAGGGTCGCTCGCGTCTACATGAACGCGACGGACTACGCGGACATCCGCAAGTTCGGTCGTGACGTGCTGGATATCGAGTCGCAGGCGACGCTCTGGAAGACCGGTATGATGGCAACGGGCTGGAACGCCCAGTTCATCGTGTCGCGTATCGTCCCCGCGGGCGTCGTGTACGTCTGCTGCGAGCCGGAGCAGTTCGGTCGCATCCCGGTCCGCACGGAGCTGACGGTCCTCTCGGCCGACAACCCCGAGGAAAGGACTATCGGTTTCAGTATGTTCGAGAACCTCGGAATCGGCGCGTACAACCCGCGCGGTCTCGTCAGGCTCATCGTCACTCGCTGAACTAACTCCTGGTTAGTTCCTTTCGACCCTGGTCGCCCTCGCGGTGGCTGGGGTCGAAAAGTATTTGGATTCATCCCTCCATTACTATCAGCGCACATGCCTCGGCGCACGTCTCGAAGTCGCCCCGGACTTGTGTCCATTTCCTTCCATTCACCTCGAGTTCCGCCCATGAATCGTCTGGGAGTCTTGTGTAGTTGTTTGTATCTTTCGTGGCTCCGCAGTTCTTGCACGTCCATTCCTCTGGATCAGATGAACTCCTCGCAAACGAGTGTCCATCCTGCTCGAACTCGTCCCATTCGGAAGACTGACACAGAAACATAATGTTTGGACTTTACTTTTTCTTTAGATTTCCTCATGGAAGACGACACTCGTGAGAGACCACGCGAAACTGAAGTGATGGCTCTTCTCGAGCAGGTCATATGTACTGCCGAGAAGGCTCAATCGTTCGTACAGGATGACGGTCGAATCTCCGGTACTGACTCCGAGAAAATGCTCGACCTCATGATGCATATTCGATCTTTGTCACTTGAGATCGATCATCTCATGGTACGTCCAACGATCGGGGTTTTATTCACCCTGGACCGTTAGAATCACCGACTCGTCACAGTCCTCTCGACCGTTGAACTTCCGAGTCTCTTGATTCGGAATTTGCCCGGGAGGGACCTTCACAGAAAATCCGCACCTGCTGCATTCCCACAGGTCGTTGAGCATCAGCCTCCCTGGCGGGTTTTTCTTTACCCACTCGTGCGGTGTCATCATGTTTCTACATCCGAGATTTCAACATCTCCGGATGAATGTACCATGCTCATGGCTGAGAGCGAGTGGCATGGGTTGATTGTCTGGAGAGACTCGAGATCTCTTGATTGGTGGGGAGATGACCTCGTATTCCACATCCTATCTTGTCTCGAGCATGAAGCTAGAGAAGACGTCCCGGAGGAGCATCGTGCGGCCCTCATGACCTTCCGCGAGCTGGACGACGACAGGCGGTATGAGGTCGTGAAGGCCGCACTCGAGGCTTGCGGGTCCTACTGAGCGGTGACGGCGACTCTTCGGCTCCTCGGCTTGCGCGGAGGGGCGTCATCCCCGTATGCCCGGGGGTCGAGCTTCTTGCCCGTCAGGAGCTCCTCCCAGACGTGGTGGACGTGGTCGCACCATATTGCGAGCGTCCCCACCGGGGCTCCGGCCTTCCTCCAGGCCTTGCGCCACGACTGGCGGTATCCCTTCTTCCAGCGTGCGAAGGCCTCCGGATCCGACATCGTAGCGTCGACCTTCGGCCAGAGGGGGTCGCCGACCATTGCCGTTCGCAGGGATTCGTACGAGTCGGAATATGCCTGCATCGGGTCCACGAAGAACTCGTCCGCGCCGGATCGGGCGATTTCTTCGCAGTACTCCTCGGTCATGGAGTCCGAGAGGTGAGGGATCGCCGGCGCGACGTTGACATGGACCCTGATCCCGGCTTTCTTCAGGGCCGCGACCGTGCGGAACCGGGCCGCGGTCTGGACTGGGATTCGCTCCAACTTCGTCATCAGGTCTTTCGGGAACGGCGTGATGCTGAGATGTACTCTGGCCCTAGGTAGGCCGGCTATCAGCTCCGCGTCGTCGAGCACTATCGGGGACCGCGTGAAAATCCCGACCTTGCTCGGTCCGGACGGTGCGTCACGTATCGCCTCGAGCGCGAGTCTTGTGAGTCGGGACTTTCGCTCCTGCGGCTGGTACGGATCGGTCATCGTCCCGAGCACGAGCCGCTCCCCGGCTGTCTGAGGGAGCTCTTTCGGGAGGCGATCGACGACGTGGTCTCGAGTGCGGACGAAGTCGCCCCACTCGCTCTTCGCGTCTTTGACGAAGAACCTGACGTAGCAGTAGTTGCATCCGAACTGGCATCCGACGTAGGTGTTTAGGGCCCAGTCGTAATTCTTGAAGCCCGACGGCGTGATGATCTTCCCTCTGCTGGCTTGAGTAACGATCAGTTTGGTTTTGTCCATCCGGTCCTCCTTTGGGGGGATAGAGAATACATATGGACTGAATGGATCTCCGGTTTCCGAACCCAGGTGTACTTATTGAATGAAGACTCGCCAATTCCTCAGACTCGTCACGGTCTGGACGAAGCACCTCGGGCATTCTTGGTCACGAGGTGGATATGGTCCTTGGTGGATTGAACGCAGCGGGAATCCGTGGATTCGATGTTGTAAGTGCAATGCTTTCGCGTTGTTCGACGGCCGACGTCTTCTTGTCTGGCTCGAGCCGAAGATCGTCCACGACTTCATAATGAGCCGTCCCAAAAAGGGCGGAGGTCGGCAACTCCATCTAATACCGCCTCACAGGCTGCGTGGTGGCCTCCTCGGGCTTCGGACGTGCGGGTATCTGTGCGCCGAGCAAATTCACGGATCTTGACACTGGTCGAGTCATGTGTTAAATAGTTTAAACATGACGTTTGGCAAACATCTGAAGTCCTTGAGGGAGTCGAGAGATCCGAAGCTCTCCCTCAGGGGTCTGGCCAAGGCCGTCGGCCTTACAGCGTCCTATCTGAGCCAGCTCGAGTCTGACTCCGCTAAGCCCCCTTCGGAGAAGGCTGTCCGGCTTCTTGCTGAAGTTCTAGGAGAAGATCCCGACGTCCTTCTGGCCATGGCCGGCCGTGTGTCTGAGGATTTGAAAGAAGTAATCATGAGGCGCCCGAGACTGTTCTCCTCACTTCTGAGAGAACTGAAGGAGGCCCCGGATTCCGCCGTGCTTCGTGTCGTCCGTGAGGTTCGGGATGGGAAGTGGTGAAAGGAACTAACAAATGCTGGAGGACGGAATGTCTACACAATGGAGTGGGTCGACATGGAAAGCAAGTTTGTAACTCTCTGCTTTTTTGGCGACACCGAGTGGGAGGTCCTGGACCGCCTCGGGGTTGCGGAGGTGATGTTCGAATGATGCATCCTGTCAACACGACTTGGTGGTTCCCTCAAGTTCAGCCAATCCCTCTTTGGTACGACCCTCCTACAAACCTTCGGTACGACCCTCCTACAAACCTTCGGTACGACTCGCCTTCTCCTTGCGGTCATCCTGGTTGCAAGGTGCGTGATTTCGTTCCGTACCTCCCTGACCCGCGATGTATCTGCGATGGACGTCCACTGCTTCTCTACATACCGCCCGGATCTCATATTCACTGCCCTGTACACGGAACTGTCCTTCACGGGTCGCCCATAATTTGGTGATATCGGCGTAGACCGTTTGTCGGGCCTCGTTGTCATGAGGTTTGCTAAGATTACGAGCCCCGGAGAGCTCGAGGGCTATTTCGGTGGTGATGTATGGAGAACCTCCGAATGGACTGATGGTGCGTTCCATGGAGAGACGGCTTCTTTCAAGGCCGAAATTCTCCCGTCGGACGTCACCTACAAGGTATCTATATCCGCCGTCGACGATCCTTCGGACTCCGACTCTTTCTTGACCGACGACCCAGCGCGTTCCATAGCTGACTTTCTCGGCGAAGGTTTTCCTGGTGGCTCCGAATACTTCAAAAAGATGTCGTCGAGCCCTCGAGCCTTCTCCTCGGCCCTCAGGACCGCCGCGTCCCTCGGCTCCCTGAACCTCGTTCGCAGGATCCTGGCTTCCATCCCTTCAGTATCCTCGAGGCATACGGCCTCGTCCAGCTCCTGGCTCGAGCCCGTCGAGTCGAAGATGAAGTCGAGGGGATGGAAGGTGAAGCTCTCGACAGACGACGGAATTCCGTCTCTCC